TCACTCTCAATCCAACTTTATCAAATATATCATTCCTCCTTATGACACCCACAGGATATAGAAGATCCTCTAAATACTCACGCACTTTACACCTAAACGCCTCCTCACTAGGATCAGTTATAATTGAGGCACGCCATCCACAACAGTCACGTACGAAGCATGGTTCACAGGCCTCGGCACAACAGGCCTAAGACGCTGCACATTGAGACTTGCAACCAATCTAGACAAACCACTATTTATCTCTTCAACCTCCTCAGTGTAACGTTCACATATGTACTTCACGATCTCGCGTAATTCGGTGTAGTGGAGCTGATAAAACTCTTTACCCTTTTTATCGACAAAGCGCCCTATCAAATCTTTTACACGAGATTCTGCGTGATGGTAATCAGCAACCATAAATATGTCCGAGTAATAAAACATGTCTCCATTTACCGACCGTGTGTTGTAAGTGGACAATCGCTGTTGCAACTTTTCAGTTGACTGGACACCTCCTATCTTGAATCTGTTGCGTCTCGCATACGAATCGCATGTAGCTATGTAGATGATCTCTGTGCAGTATCTTTTATTGTCGGAGACTGAGATGTCTTTTAGTATCGCGATAGTCTTTGTGGTCGTTTATCTCTAGTTCTTTCAATCGTAATTGTTCATCTTTTTCTTCTTTTTCTCGCTGTAATTCTTCGTCTTTCAAAACATCTCTTCAAAGTACTTCCTCATGCTTTCAACGTCTGTATCGATGACGTCCGCTGCCACGTCAAACCTTTCATCCCTTGTACCGAGATGTGCCGCGTAGATGATGGTTGTGGCCCAATCCTGGAACCGGTAAGCGACGCCTGAGCGAGATGCGAAGATGATCTTGAGGAGACCGTTATAGGTAAGGTATGTGAAGGTTGGATTACCTCCAGTATTCTGCTCGGGCAAGACCACCCAATTGGGTGGTCTTGCCCGAGCAGAATACTTCATAATCGGAGCTATCAAGCATCCTATTTATATGATGATCAATAGATTCCATCTCAAACACATGAGCCACATCTCTGCAGCTGAAACGTATCCCTTCCCTGCTTCTGACACCTCGCACCTCCACCTCATGTACGTTGTCTTCAATGTCTCTAAATTTTTCATCTTCGTTGAGCTCCAATAGATGAGGTAGCGGTTTGTACTTGTACGCGTCCTGGTTACCTGTTAATCTTGGGAGGTTGTTATGCACCCATTGAGGATTTTGGCTTTACAATTTTCAGGTATTGCCGGAGCCCACGTATTTGTTCGTTTGCTGTGTGTAGCGAACCAGTACTGGTGTGCGGGGATATTTTTCTTTTGAATCGTTTTCCTGGGTTTGTCTATGCAACCTACGAAGAACGGTCTGTCAAATGTGATCAGATCGTTAAGTAGGTATACGTTTGAGCCTTGGAATGGTATTGTGTTTGGGATGTGTTGTCCTTCTGTTAGACCGGCCATGTTTACATATTCTGTTGTTTTTGGAAGAAAAAATTCAATTAATAAAGAAATAGGAGATATAGAGGATTATGTACGTGAAAGCTTGATAAGCTGACAATCCCGTAGATTCTACGGGATTGCAGAATACTTATAAATGTGATATATTTTTAAGTAAGTCAAACACTTCATAATCGGAGCTTTAAAAAATTAATAAGAATTTTTTCTTATTATATCCAATCATAATCTATCATTTCTTTTTCAAAATCCTCCAATTGGTCCACTGAAAGGTTACCCATTAATATTTTATCACCATCCTCATTAGTGGCTGTTTGATCGTCTAACAGCTCTTCGAATTCGTTAGGTATTGGGATATTACACCTAAAGTAGTACTGTACAATCCCTTCATTATCTAGCTTTGATCGACATATATCTGAGTAGTGCTTACATATTGGGAGCTTGATAGGCCTAACATCATCAAAATATTTTTCTAGAACTGATTGCCAGTTCATGCATACATTGTAAGGAATAACGTCGACAGTGATTTCCCCACAATCAGATTCATAGTTTTCAATGGTCCAGTCATCATAGTGTTCACAGAACCATTTGTAACGCCAGTTGTAAAGCTTGACTGCAAGGTATTCATCAAAAATATCTTTTATATCGTCAAGGTTGTCGAGTAAAATATCAGCATGGGAGTGGAATTCTCCCATATATTGACGCTCATTATTGATCACGTCGTTCATAGTTTTACTTATTTCAGGTTGACCTTGATATAGAAATTTCAATTACTTTTCAAGGCATTATGGAGAACATCGTATATATAAAATGGAGCCAATATTAATCAAAAATAATAATAGATTCGTCCTTACCGTGGATCATAAAGATATTGATGATTTTTATCAGAAGCATAAGGCCGCTTTTTGGACTCCTCAAGAGATTGATCTTCAACAGGATCTGTCTCACTGGGCCGCTCTCAGTGATGATGAGCGCTACTTTATTAAGCATGTTCTGGCGTTCTTTGCTGCTAGTGACGGTATTGTAAACGAAAATCTCGTAGATAATTTTTATAGCGAGGTGCAATATCCTGAGGCGAGAGCGTATTATGCCTTCCAGATAGCGATGGAGACAATACATAGCGAGACGTATAAGCTTCTCATAGAGACTTACGTCACAGACCGTGATGAGCAGTATTCTCTCTTCAAAGCAATCGAGAATTTTCCAGCTATCCAAAAGAAAGCTGAATGGGCTCTCACATGGACCGATAGACGTAAGGCGTCGTTCGCTGAGCGTTTGATCGCGTTCGTTGCTGTTGAGGGCATCTTTTTCTCAGGATCATTTTGTTCCATCTTCTGGCTTAAGAAAAAAGGATTGATGCCTGGCCTCACGTTCTCTAACGAGCTCATTTCAAGGGATGAAGGTTTGCATTGTGATTTTGCAGTGAATCTTTACAATAACCATATCATGAACAAACTGAGTAAAAATAGGATAGAGGAGATTTTAGTCGGAGCCCTTGATGTTGAGCGAGAATTCATTACTGAATCGTTGCCGTCTCGTTTGATAGGTATGAATTCTTCTCTCATGACCAGATATCTAGAGTACGTGACAGACAGACTATTGGTCCAATTGGGTTGTATAAAGAAATTTAATACTAGGAACCCGTTCGATTTCATGGATATGATTAGTCTTGAAGGTAAAACTAATTTCTTTGAGAAGAGGGTTAGTGAATATAAAAAAGCCGGTGTTATGAAGGATGAACGTAAACAAGGAGAATTTGTTTTTGATGATGATTTTTAACATAATTTTCTCATAACCCCCTGGGGTTATAAGAATTCATATTCATCGATATCATCGTAGAAGAAGTAATCATCTTCGTGATACTCTTCCTCAAATACAAATTTAGTTGAATAGCAGGGACCCAGTATGGCGACTAGCAATGTCCTCCCAACTTTACATAATTTCATTGTCGGTAGTTTTCTATATGTTTATAATTACTTCCCTGTTGAGATAGTCTCTGAATTCAAAAAACATAAGCATACGTGAATCGTTACAATCATTGAAAATCTTTTTCGCCTCTGTTTCTCGTGTATTATCATTGACCATAGAGATGTATTCATAATGGTCAAAGAAGTGGTCTTTGATAGTCATTTTCACCTCATCAGGGCAATTACTGTGATGGAAGAATCCTATCACATCGATAACAAAATCTTCCCAGTTAACGCTTACGTCTAGGAAATCTATACTACACTCCTCATTTCGTATGTCCTCGATGGCTAGATCAGGATTTAGAGGAGAGAACGATCCATACTGTTTGTAGAATAGTTCTGAGAAGGCTGGGTATTCCTCTTCCTCGAGTACATTTACCATCGAAGACCTAGTATCTCCCATCCAATATAAAGCGTTGATCCCTATCATGAAATGATCATCTAAATGATCAAGCACGAACGCCGTAGTAAGTTTCTTCATTTTTATTTACGATGTTCCAACGCCTTCAAAATCAATAAATAATCAAACCAAGGAACGTGTGTGTAAACCCAATGGTGATCTATCTCTAAATAAACTACGCTCTCGTGACTGAGCGCGTACATGGCGGTCGTTCATGTGTAGAGCTCGTATAATCTCTCGACACTTATAATCTATGTAATCGATGTTATTCTTGAGATTCTTATAAGATTCTGATCTATTTACGTCAGATAAGGATTCTACCTCTTTCACGAGGGCATCTATCTCGGATTTATCCATTTTTGATGATAGTCTTTCACGCAGCAGATTAACGAGCTGAACGGTGTCCATTTTTACATAAAAAAACAATTCGCTAAACCCCTAAAGTTCTCCTAAGTGACTAAAAATGGCTAGTTATCTTGAGTTAGATTCTACATTCCGGAATAGGACTAGATGGCCTAATCCTGGGGAGTTTGAAGTAGCTCTCTCTCAATCTGGGCGCGCGCAAGGTGAGCAGGCCCAGGATCCAATCTGTGTGTCGTGCCCTGTGAATGAATGGACTGGTGGTTACTTTGATGTAAATACCCTCGGTAATGAAACTGTAGAGGGTCAGATCCTCACGACAGGGCTTGGCTACGCGAATTCGAAGAATGTCGTAGAATTCAGACAGGTCGCCCCATCCACTTTACAGCAGCGATATAATTATTATAAACACGCAATCTTCAGGAATTCTACACAACCTACACAGTTCGCGAGAATCCTGGAATACATATATTTAGGGAACGGTCGCGCTCAAGTGGTTTTAAGCGATTCAACATTTCAATTCAATTTTGGAGATTTCTTTTTTATCGTTGATCCTAGCGATACCACAGATCCGACCGCACTCTACCTATTTGTTCCAGCAGGGTCGGACAATAGACAGGACTACGTGAACAAGATTATATACAATGAAACGTTGGATGATTGGCGCCTCGTCAGCGCGTATGACAGCCAGACAGGCATACTCAGTGTTGGCGGCGACCCCGTTTTTTTATGGCAGCGCTTCCATAGCTACTCCATAAGGAGCGTGATTCCAAATTATATATTCACATCTGGTGGCACATCTACTACTGACAATGTAGTTCTTACTGGTGTATCTGCAGTGAATATCGATAATATTTACCAAACATGGTTTCTCAGGACACCACCAGCACTTTACAACAACACGATAGCCCCTCCTGGAGGTGAGGTGAGGAGGATTGTTTCTTATACTGGTATCACACAAACAGCCACAGTGTTTCCTCCGTTTACGGCGAGCACATCCGGACTGAAGTTCGAGCTTATGCAGTTTGGGTACGAGAACGCGAATCCATTGACGTGGAGATTTAATCTAAGTCAGGAAGTGCCTGTATTTAAAATACGTCTCAACAAGCTCGTCCTTCCTAATAAAGTACTGTCTATTGGTAATGGGGGAAAAACAGCGTATCAAAATTATTTCTATGTTGAATTGACCAATATAGATCCATCCAGCACGAATACCCTCAATATATTTTCAAACAACCCGTATGCTGTGAGGGCAATGTTCCGAGCTACCGTGAATAATATTAACAATCCCGAAGATCAAGAATTTGTGGTATTGGAAGGAGATAATATGACACAGACTGTAAGGTTCAGGCTTGATTCAAATATAAAACTGAAAATAACATTGAATAGCACTGGCGAAACGTTCAAAACTACACTTCCAGATAACGTACCGCCCGCCGAACCCAATCACGATCTTCAGATTAACGCCCTATTTGAATTAGTTAGTAATTGATTCCATATCCCTCTGAGGGATATGGACTAATTAATTATTAATGTATGTATTTTTTCACAAATCTACGAATACCTAGGTTAAACTGCATCACTTCGTTATTCAAGGACATGTTATTTAATTTATCTACTAGATCATCCTTTGGTTTTAACAGTTTTTTGAGGCATGTAAATCTGATCCATCCTATCCCTGTGCAATCGTTCCCTGGAGCTTTGAGATACACATCGTCAATATCTGGGGGTTTCGTTTGAAGGTATTTTACATAAAAAGTAGTATCTTTGCATTTTATCTTCATATCATCATCTGTGAAAACAATATTGAAAGATGTTTCTTCATGTACCTCTCTTTTTGCACATTGAAGCATGTTTTCACCTCTTTCAATACCTCCTTTGGGGAAACCCCATTTAGCCCCTCTAGACTGAACGATGAGCACGCGGCCGTTGTATATCAAAATACCCCCTGCCTTACGAGAGTCTCGGGTAGGATTTATATAATGACGAGTAGTAGGTGTAGTATAGTCCCAAGTAAGCATGCTACAACAATCACAGTTTGTGGTGCACATCTTCTTTTAAATAACAATGTGTTATCCTTACCTTAATTTCATATTTTATCTTACCTCACTTTAGTTAGATATTTCGTTGGGTGGTTCATGTTTATGCTAGGTATATCTTGATACCCGTTAAATCCTCCTCTAGATGGTCTCGGGGGAAGGCGTGTGTATATTTGGCTTTGAGGATTGTATCCTGATAGAGATTGCGCAGCGAAATTTGTTACTGCTGTAGCAGTGGGATGATTCTGGGTAAGCATGATGTTGTTCATGACGATTGGTGTTTCTTTGATAGATGTAGGGTTTGTAATTGCAGATGCTATTGGGCGTGAAGGAGCTAGCAAAATGGGCCCTTGATCCATTCTCTGTGTTATTTCAGCTGTGTTAGCACCAACGCACGACCTCGGAGCTCCTACCTGTCCGGGAGCAAGAGGGTCCCTTAAGATACCTGGCTTCATATCGGGCTGGTTGATACTAGGGTATGCAGCCACTGTTTTATTGGATGCGCAAGAAATTTTAAGTATGTCTGTTTTGACTTCACGTGTGTCGTCAGCTGTGCCGCAGTCTCTGATCCTCTTAGTAAAGATTGGTTTGTATGGTTGAGTACTAACCTCCGTCCAAATCCTAGGGAGTCTCGATAGAGGTAAAAGGTCTTCCTGTCTCCAAATAGGCGGTCTGAACGCTCCATCTCTAGCTATCCTATACGGAAGGAAAGCTTCACCTCCATTGAAATTATTGCTTTTCTTCTGTCCCTGGCCGTACGAAACTGCAACCATCGGGTTCTGGCCTCTCGCGTAATAGTTGATAGCCTCGCAGAACCTGTCGCCACTCTCATCTATTGCAGTTGTAATTGCTGAAGTCTCTCCCACCTTATCTATTTTACGTGTATGAACCGATTTAGGAGGATCCTTAAAAATGTTCATATTGGTTCCCCATGATTCAACAGATGGGAGTGTTGCCTTACCGTAATTTACGATTCCTGAATAACTAAATGTCATTTTTCAAAGGTAAATATAAAGATAATATTACTAATCATATGGATAAATACCAAATATCTAAGTAACTTAAAATGTCGGCCACAGTAACTCCAAAAGACGATTATTATAAGATTGGATATATATCTCCTAGAGATAAGGTGAACAATCCTCCAAGTCCCATATGTTATCAAAACACATGCGTCACGAAGAATTTTTCGATGTGTAGGTATCCTAATACACACTGGCAAGCTCGCGTTTACTATCCTAGATATGAACGCACAACGGACTCAACATGTAAATGCGATAAGTATCTCCACACTATATAATTTCATCATTCACGTAAATCTATTACTCCTAGGAGTAATGGATATCTATAATTTATTCATCATGACTAAGGAAATACTCTAAATTCTGGCGTGTCTTTTTAAGAAGATTATCTAATCTGTTTCGTTCTTCTGGAGAGATGAAATAATGACCTCTCCCTCCTATAATATAACTCCTTCATGTTATACGATTCTCTCTCTTTATACTCTTCTTCACGTTTCTTATACTCAAGCTCTCTACTCTGATACTCAAGCTCTCTACTCTGATACGAAAACATCTCCGACCGCAAACCTTCACACTCGCGATTTAAATCCTCTATCCTCTCATTCTTCGCTTTCACGATCTCTTTCATATACACAGCATCACGCTCCAACATACTATTTACACCCAACAACTTATCCACTTCTGAACTAAATTTTTTATACACGTCCTCGTAAAACACACGAGCTCCAGGCAGCTGGTTCTTGTCCAAAATTATCAACTCCTTATGATTCCTAAACTGGATAGCGTTACCATGGAAATGACCACGTATCTCGTTCTCAGCCTCTACCTCATACACATTATCAACAGGCGAAAAGTACTTCAGCTGCAACGTGCTAGATATAAGGTTTCCGTACGTTTTTATGTGCTCGCCCGTCCTCCTCTTCAGGTCATTGGTCCTTCCCCATTTGAATAGGAACCCTTTCTTAAAAGGTCTCAGCTCCTCGTAGTGTTTACGGAGGTCTACGATCTTACCCACGTTGAATAGGTATACACAGGGCATCGAGGTTATGCACGTTGTAAGGACATCTTTGACCATTTGAGCGTTTATGCCTACTATGTCGGCTGCCACATCGATCCTTTGCTCGGTTGTTCCGAGATGGGCTGTGTAGACGATGGTCGTTGCCCAGTCCTGGAACCGGTAAGCGGTGCCTGAGCGCGATGCGAAGATGATCTTGAGTAGGCCGTTGTAGGTTATGTACGTGGAAGCTTGATAAGCTGCCATATTCTGCTCTGACGGTCCCCTCTTTAAGAGGGGACCGTCAGAGCAGAATACTTCATACTCGGAATTATCCAAAAATCGTTGGATATTATGCTCTACTTCCATCTCAAACACACGAGCCACATCTCTGCAACTGAAACGTATACCTTCTCTACTTCTGACGCCTCTCACCTCTACCTCATGTACGTTGCCTTCAATGTCTCTAAATTTTTCATCTTCGTTGAGCTCCAGTAGAGGAGGTAGCGGTTTGTACTTGTACGCGTCCTGGTTACCTGTTAATCGAGGGATATTATTATGTACCCATTCCTCAGATATGAGGATTTTGGCTTTACAGTTTTCAGGTATTGCCAGAGCCCATGTATTTGTTCGTTTGCTATGTGTAGCGAACCAGTATTGGTGTGCAGGGATATTTTTCTTTTGAATCGTTTTCCTGGGTTCTCGTATGCAACCTACGAAGAACGGCCTGTCAAATGTGATCAGGTCGGTGAGTAGGTATACGTTTGAGCCTTGGAATGGTATAGTGTTTGGGATGTGTTGTCCTTCTGTTAGACCGGCCATGTTTACATATTCTGTTGTTTTTGGAAGAAAAAATTCAATTAAAGTAAATCCGTTGTGATACCTCCAGTATAATGAAACGTAACAGAAAGAAAAATCAATTTAATTAGTCCCACTTGATCCAAAACCGCCATATCCTCGCCCCGTGGTGTCTAGCTCGTCTACTCTTTCAATCACTGGATATACAATTCGTTCACATATTAACTGAGCGATACGATCCCCCCTTTTCACCTCAAAAGGATCAGGACTGATGTTAAAGATGACAACACCTATCTCTCCTCTATAATCTTCGTCTATTACACCAGCCCCAACGTTTACACCATTATTCAGAGCAAGGCCAGATCGAGGTGCGACACGTCCATAACATCCTTCTGGGACTGCAATAGAGATTCCAGTTTTTATAAGACATCTACTATTGCCCGCGATGACAAGCTCAACGTCATCGTCGAGCTTAGATGTTTCTCCCAACTTCCCATCGGTAATTGAAGCGTACGAGTACGCGTGTAAATCATACCCAGCTGCACGATCGGACCCTTTACGAGGAATGATTGCATCGTCAAAAAGAAGCTTCACTTCAAGAACTGGGTGTAGTTCTTCTTCTAAGATACCGAGGATAAATCTTCTAAACATATTCTTCAATAACCAAAACATTTTACTTTTACAAATTACCTTTAACCCTGTTTTTCATACATTTTGACTTGTAAAATATCTTAGTGGTTAACTTTAAAGAACACTTATATGAAATAAAATGGTTAAGAATTTCCTTCCAGTGAGTTTAAACGACGTAGACATGCCCCTTATAAATGGGCCAAAAGCAGCAGTCGCATCGATGGGTACAGGTGTGTACAAAGACACGGTGACTACTATCCCGAAAGCAGTCAAAACTAAATCATGGGTCATGAAGATGTTTTCATCCATTGCGTTCTTAGGCCTCATTTTCGGAGGGACCATCGTGGGTTTTTCATTCAAAATTGTTGGAGATGACCAGGTGGGTTATTATTACAAAGAACCGGGTTTCATGGGTCCAGGTATCTATTTCCAGTTTCCATGGACGAAGGAAGAGATGAAGATAGTAGATGTGGGGAGAGAATTCATACAGTTTAAAGATTTTACTGGGACGCTATCAACTAGTCAAGAATTTAAAATTAAAACAGTTAATGTAAACTATAATGTGTCCGATGTAAACCAGTATATAAAAACACTAAAGGATGTAAAATCCCCACTTTATTGCCAGACCGATATAGAAAAAGCCATTCTCAAAGAGATTTACTATAAGTATGATGTTTCCTTCTCTATCGTTAATGAAATGAATGACATCGCGGTGTTGGAATGTGGTATAGTTATAGATAAAGCCATTCTTTATAACCCCGTCATTATTCAAAAGAATACAATCATCAGTCTTGGAAACCAGAATGAAGAAATCATTCTTACTACAGAATATGATAATTTAACAATGGGTGGTTAATTATTAATGAGTTACTTATTTAGTGAGTCATATATATAGTATGATTTAACCTATGATTGCCTTAAGTACGAACATTAGTAATGAAAACCACCATGCAATCATCAACATCTTTTGGAATGAATTCTAGTGTTATGACCAACAAGAACCATTTGATCGCGTACAAATGCTGCGGTAACGATCAAAACAATCAACCCAATTCCCCCGTTCGCCCAAACAATAGGCGAACAACACAGTGCTTCACTCCTAGAAACGCCACAGGAACAGTGTCTTTGGTAACGACTGCCTCCGCAACGAGCAGAAAGATAACAACAGACCAAAATCTCGCCGTTATCCCCGCCAATGCCATTATTGACAAGATTGAATTTTTTGGTATCAACGGCTTCGCAACTAAAGGCTCGTTCTCGATTGGCCTAGGGCAACTCAACGGTACCATCATGGCATCACTTATCGAAAACGCGACCGCTATGATAGCTAATGAGAAGGTAGGAGGATGTAGAGAATTTATCTCAAACGGCGCCGATGGTAAAAATTCTAAAATATTAGTCCTCCTTCAGAGCAATGTGAATGCAGTACTAGAAAACCCAATCACTGCTGGAAACCTTCAAGTTATAATCGATTATCACATGAAGCCAACACCAACCTAAACTTTCCGATTTGGTCACTTATACACCTTCACAACTAAAAATGGTTTAAAGAAGCATTTATAGTATAAAATGAAGAAGCGAAATATCGAAGAAGAGATACAGGTTCTGGACACCCTCGTCAGGAACAATGAACAGATCCCATCAAAGATTCGCAATAGCATACTGAAACAGGTAGAGATCGTTCGTAAATGCTCAAAGCCCAGACGTTCCAATAAGGGACGTAATCAGAACCAAAATAGCGGACTCCTCAAACCAGTCATAATTAGCGAGGAAATGGCTAAATTCGCAGGTTGGGAAAAGGACGAACTTCACTCTCGTGTTGATGTTACTAAAGTTATTTGTGCTTACATTAAAGGAGATGAGAAAGAAGGACGTAATAACCTCCAGAAAACATCCAATAAGAAGACAATTCTTCCGGATAAAGCGCTAATGGAATTGCTGAGGTGGGACGCCGATTCCGAGGAGATGGTCGTCGATGTTGTCAGTTCATCGACAGATAATACCCACGTCTTCAGCATCGTCAAAATACCAAGCTCTGGCCTCAAAAAACCTAACTATTACAACAATTCCGAACTGAGAAGCAATGGTGAGGAGATCGCCGTAATAAAGAAGGTAGAACTTCTCGAAGATGGCAACTATAGCTTCGTGTTAGATAAAGAAATTACCATTAACCCAGAAGAAAATTATATAGTCCATGTCCCTCTCACTTATCCTAAAGTACAAACGAAGATCAGCATCCATCTAACCAAACCAGAGTCCGAAGAGCCAGTCAAGAAGGAACCCAAACCAAAGAAGGAAAAGAAAGAAAAACCTAAGAAAGAAACAGTTGAGAAACCCAAAACAAAGAAATCTAAAAAAGCATCCGATTAACTCTTTTAGTATTTATAACCCACCGGGTTATAAATTTGTTGACGAGGTAACCATTATTGACTTACTACATGTATACCGTCCATTAACGCCGTTTTATGGTTTTGTTTATAATTTACCTCGAAATCATGCTCGTAAAGTACCTCTCGGTTTATGAGAGATGGGGATAACCAATTGAATTCTGTATTATCCTCATAGTAGCGGCGTCCCAATACGGTAAACGATTCGATACCTTCATGATTCCAATCATCCACAGAACCTGAATAATTTTGGTTCATAAGCACTTGGCCGTAGCTTGACCTATCACCTGCTGAATCGATGATGTCCCGCATGATCGTTATGTAATTACGTCTATCAAAGAAGAGCCATTCCCCTACCATATTAAATATATAAGGTCTGCATTTGTTTCCCAGCGTCTTTATGATGCTTGTATCGTATTTTATTAATTCAAAATATTGAGGTAGTTCATTATCCATCCTAACCAGTTCATCATCGTCGTCGTAGAGGTAGTATAGATGTGATAAAAGATAACAGTCTGTGCAATGTTTTAGAAAATTTTTAATAGAGGTAGACGATGTTTGTCTACATACAAAGATGTAAGGAGAGAGGTCTAGCTGTCCTTCAATATTATCATCGCTTTCGTAACCATCATCGATTGGCAGTAGAGCCTTTTTTATGAGGTGATGAGTACAGAATCTCTTATTACCCATCACACGATCAATTATATTTCGAGGTGGCCTGATATTAAGTATGTCGTTTATTATTTCCGCCGAGCGTGTATATTCTTTTGAATAGAACGCGGCCAGAGAGGCCTCGTCCTTGATTTCAAATGAGTCTGGAAATATCTTAAGAAATTCTTGTGCGAAGTGCCATCCAGTTATCCATTCATTTTTCATGCGACTGCTAGCCAAAACGGTTTTTGCTACGTGAAAATTAAAGAGATCAATTTTATTTCTGTCCATTTTGGAGCCGTGATGTGTCTTTATTACCTTAAAGTTTTCTTAATAATAATTAAGAATTATGGTTAATAGGAAGAGTAAAAAGAAGAGATCACGTGAATTTGATGATCCGAAGCCAAAAAAGCATGTCACATTCAATGATGAGATCATTATACATATGATTGATATTGAGGATCGTAAGGGTTATTGGGTTGAGGATATGTTTAGATTTAGACGTAGATGTGTATTTATAAGTGAAACGATATCATTCATTTTTAACGAAACACATAGGCAGAAGATGCGTATGTTTATTAATACATCTATTCTTCATTATGAATCAAATATTTCACGAGGTTATATCTCGGAACAGGCACGCTGATCAGAGTGCGGTCGTAAGTGAAATGTTATCCAACGGTAAATTCTCCTGGTTGATTAAAAATGAATCAACAGTATCTATCACACGTAGGATATAGGGATACAAATGAAGCTATCAAAGGTTATTTCTCACTTGAAACTGCAAAGTTAATATCGGCAAAAGTAACCGAACTATTAAGGGATTTCTATCCTCCTGGAATCATCGTCCCTTGCGACCGTGTCGTTGATGTCATGAATGCCATATACAGAGGCTACAGGCCATCCACGGGTGATATTTTTACACGTTACAATATCCCATCAGGTGAAAACCCAAATATGGTTGATGAAATGATTAACCAGGTAATTCAGGTAATAGTTAATGACATCAAGAACAATCTCACCACTGAGCAACGAAATAGTAAGCTCGACAATTGGGTGATCCTATATGGGGATTTCAATAAATGGGGGTTGAGACAACACGCGCCAATAACGACACGCGAGAAGAAACCGAAAACTATGCTCTTCAACATGAATTACTAGTTAAACACTAGATGAAAATATAAAATGACCGACACCGTTTTATTCATTGGAGATATCCACATCAAGTTCAATAACTTTAAGGATTTGGATAAGCTCGAAGAAACTATACTTCAAATGAATGACATATCATTCATTGTCGTGGCTGGAGACGTACTCGACGCGCACGAGAAAATACATTCCAATCTCATGAACAGAGCCTATAAATTCATTAATATATTGAGGCGTATAGCACCTGTGTATGTGTTAGTAGGAAATCACGACTACATTAATAATCAACAGTTCCTCACCGAGCATCATTGGATGAATGGAATGAAAGAATGGGGTAATACATATGTGGTAGACTACCCCTTACTTATAGAGAGATCTGGCCATATGTTCGTGCTCGTCCCGTACGTACCTAACGGCCGTTTCGTTGAGGCATTGGATAAGATTCCAGTTTGGAAGAAAGCGACATGTGTATTTGCTCATCAGGAAATTATGAACTGTAAGATGGGATGTATAAATTCCATAAAAGGAGATGAATGGGGTGCGGAGTGGCCTATGCTCGTATCAGGGCACATACATGATCGCCAGTATGTGGGGAAAAACGTTCTATACCCCGGGTCTGCCATCAATCACGCGTTTGGTTCAAACAATCAGGGAATTTCAAAGCTCATATTCGAAAACGGTGTAATGAGTGAAGATCTCGTAGATATAGGGCTCGAAAAGAAGAATATCATCTATGAAAAAATTACAAATATAGATGATATAACTAAAGACAAACTGATACCTCGAAATAAATTATGTTTAACTGGAGAACTAAAGGATATTAAGGCATTCAAACAGACCAAAGAGTACAGCAATCTCAAGAAGAAAGGAATAAAGGTAACATTTAGAATGAGTGATGTAGGTGATGTCATTAAAACGGGTGTGAAAGTTGTAGTGCCTTTCTCTGTCATACTAAACGAGATGATATCGAATGAACGAGATATCGATCTGGAAAAAGATTTTCTCCAGATAAAAGTTTGAACATGCCAACATATTTGAACAACGTAGGAAGACCGATGATGAGACATGACACTAGCTGTCGTCAAATTTATGAACACGTCAAAGATTGTCCAGTATGTCAACAACTATTTATGGGTGCTATGTACCATCAGGGTAAACAACCCCGATTCGTCACAGATTCTTATGGACCTTCATCCCGTCCATTTGAGATTTCACCAACATCTTTTTTAATAGTAATTGCAGTAATAGGATTGTTAGTATATTTTCTGAGGCATTAGAGTAGTAATTTATAATAATAAAATTATAAAGATGTAGTTAAAATGAAGGATATATATTTCTTTTCATGTGAAAATATTGTCATTATATCATCAAAGGCGTTAAAACACTACCCTCAAATAGAAAGCTATGCATTGACATATCTAAATCCTGTTAAGAGCATTCTTTTCTTCGTTGTGAAAGAGGCATTCGTGACCAAGTACACATTCGATAGCTCGACTCCAATAGGATTTGCAAATATCGTGACAGACAGTAGTGAAGCCCGTGTCACTTCACTACTCGCGGTAGACGATAACGTGAAGAAACAGCTACTTGAATATATCATTAATTTCTTTACCATTCCGATTATTATAGAGATTAGTATCAACACCCAGGATTGGTTAAATGAAGTAAACTTCTTATCAACTCTAGGTTTCGGAGATCCTATACCTAATCCCAGTAATAATAGAATCATCGATATGAAGATGGTTGCGCGATCGGATCATATAGATACACTAAATAAAGTAATGAGCATAGCGCAAGCTGCTCCGTTCCTATGTAAAATGAAAGTATTCTTTCCAAAAACACTTGCGAATACTTTAGTATTATATTTATCAGACCCAGCCGAGGTGGGAGGTAAGATATGCATCACGCGATATACTCAGGACGCAGAAAATATAGCAGTACTCGGATTCAATACATCAGAGGTGGTACCCGGCAATCTGAACTCATTCACAGTAAATATACCTCCAGATAAGGTAGCGCCATTCTCATTCCACACACATCCAGATGTCTGCTACACCAATCTGGGTTGCTTCTTAGGATGGCCGTCTGGAAACGATATAGCTTTCGTTGTAGGAAATTATCTTGAAAATAGGGACATACTAGCTCATTTTGTTGTCAGCTCTGAAGGTATCTGGGTGATACATCTGAGGCCACAATTTCAGAGATTATTGTACGATCTTAAGAATAATTACTCTTCACAGATATGCCAAAATAAACTAGTAGATTTCATACGTAAATCATTTGTATTCTTGGAGGGGCAGAGAAGGTACGAAATTATATCTCCAAAAGACAGAGCAGAAACACGAAACAAATTCATTGAAGTCAGTAAAAAACTTAAGATATCAGACTACAAAGGGACAGACGTAGAGCTTGCATGCTCTCCGTTCGTTAATGAAGATGCATTACTGTTCGATATAAACCTTATTAAATGGAAGATGTTTGATTCAAACAAAGTTATAATGTCGTTCTCTTACATCGTAGATCCAATCGGAGGCCTCCCATGTATGCTTCCAATAGACTGTTCATTTCTATCACACATATTCGTAGATTAATATTCTTAACCCTACGGGGTTAAGAATTCGTGAAACTATAATTGACATTAAAAATGCAAACATTTATCTTGATTATCTTGTTCGTAGTTTTCATGACCGCGTGGTACCTCATCAAAACCAATTATGAACATTACCTTGAAAATGAGCCCACCGTTATGAGGTTACGAAATAAATTATCACCTATATTCCCAGAGCTTAAATTTGTAAAGATGATGAAGGGAAACTCCTCTTACACCATCAATAAACAGAAAATTTACCTATGCACAGAGGCCAATGGAGAGGTATACGATGATAATATGCTCACTTATGTAACGCTGCATGAATTGGCTCATACCATGTGTCCAGAAATTGGCCACGGTGAACAGTTTCAAAGTATCTTTCAAACATTACTAGGACGAGCGGAACGACATAAGCTATTTGATCCACGTAAACCACGTATAGAAAAATACTGTAAGACGAAGAAGTAACTTACCGAAACCCAATTTCTGAAAAATATATATCTAATAAAAACAAGTCATAATGGCAGGAAATATAAGTCTTGAAGCTTCAATTCGTACATGTAAAATAGATCCAGCGTACGCGTCAAAGGTCCAGAGCGACCGGTTCCTCAACCCTGGGAACATGGTTTGTCCTGTATGGAACGGCTACGACAGCACTGGCCGTCCAGCATGCGCTGACTCTTTTAATACCAAGTACGCGGGATGTAATAGTGCAGAGGATCGCGTATTTGTAGAGAATTACCAACGACCGCAATACGTTGAATATGTCAATCTAAGCAGTGGTGGTATCGATGGAGAATTCTATGGTCCAACACCACCTTATTCTATGACACAATGGTCCAAAATGAAAAGCGCGTCAGATCTCCACACCATTAATAACGTTGCAGGAAATTACGGTCTTCAATTCGGATCAAATGTATTTCCAAATTGCGGAGTACATGCATATTCACGAGGCATGCAACAAAACGCTGATGCGATGAGAAAATTCTCTTCTTATAATCAAGCATATAAATCGAATTATATGAAGAATGTATCAGGATGTGGTGTTTAAAAATCATGGTTTATGAACAATTACCATATCGAAAATGAGTAAAGTACTCATATTATGGTTTAATTTTAGTTTGTCTACTTCATATCCTCATGGTCCTGTGAGCTCAGGTATGTCCATAGAAAAAGCAGAGCTCTTAGATACTGATATAGGTGAGTCTGAAGGAGGTATGTGTAATTGTGGGTGCCTCAGGAAAAGGTCAATAAATATATCTAACAATCACGTGACGAACCTCGTCATAAAGAACATAAGGACCATAAATGACAATAGGAGCGCGTTAGATGATCTCCTCGATATAAACATTTTCTACAGGTTACTTCGCGACATCATAAGCGATAAATACCATAATACCTTCATTCTCGGAGACGTCAACATGGCAATTTTTCTAAACAATGATGAGACATTCGATGATTTGGTTATTTTAGAAAAATTCAAAGCACGTTTGATTAAGTATTACAATTTCGAAGCCCATATTGACATGAGTGCAGTTGATGTATTTCAAAATGTTAATTCAATTCCTTTCATGAACATTGACGATGAAACAATCAATATGTTCATTAAGTGGGCATCTAAATTTTACTAATCACATTTCATTAATCTTTATTATTCCATTACTCCTAGGAGTAATAGATATTCACATAAAACAATCACCTATACTGAAGCTTACTCAATAACTCAGGATTGTAATCGCCCACCTCCTGCTTAATCCAACCCCACGCTCACTCTCAATCCAACTTTATCAAATATATCATTCCTCCTTATGACACCCACAGGATATAGAAGATCCTCTAAATACTCACGCACTTTACACCTAAACGCCTCCTCACTGGGATCAGTTATAATTTTATTGTGAGGCACGCCATCCACAACAGTCACGTACGAAGCATGGTTCACAGGCCTCGGCACAACAGGCCTAAGACGCTGCACATTGAGACTTGCAACCAATCTAGACAAACCACTATTTATCTCTTCAACCTCCTCGGTGTAACGTTCGCATATGTACTTCACGATCTCACGTAATTCGGTGTAGTGGAGCTGATAAAACTCTTTACCCTTTTTATCGACAAAGCGCCCTATCAAATCTTTTACACGAGATTCTGCGTGATGGTAATCAGCAACCATAAATATGTCCGAGTAATAAAACATGTCTCCATTTACCGACCGTGTGTTGTAAGTGGACAATCGCTGTTGCAACTTTTCAGTTGACTGGACACCTCCTATCTTAAATCTGTTGCGTCTCGCATACGAATCGCATGTAGCTATGTAGATGATCTCTGTGCAGTATCTTTTGTTGTCGGAGACTGAGATGTCTTTTAGTATTGCGATGTAGTCTTTGTGGTCGTTTATCTCTAGTTGGTACTGTTTTGCTTGTTCATCTTTTAATCGTAATTGTTCATCTTTTTCTTCTTTTTCTCGGTGTAATTCTTCGTCTTTCAATCTCAACATCTCTTCAAAGTACTTCCTCATACTTTCAACGTCTGTATCGACGACGTCCGCTGCCACGTCAAACCTTTCATCCCTTGTACCGAAATGTGCCGCGTAGATGATGGTTGTGGCCCAATCCTGGAACCGGTAAGCGACGCCTGAGCGAGACGCGAAGATGATCTTGAGTAGGCCGTTATAGGTAAGGTATGTGGAGGTTGGATTACCTCCAGTATTCTGCTCTGACAAGACCCTCTTTAAGAGGGTCTTGTCAGAGCAGAATACTTCATACTCAGAATTATCCAAAAATCGTTGGATATTATGCTCCACTTCCATCTCAAACACACGATCCACATCTCTGCAGCTGAAACGTATCCCTTCTCTACTTCTGATGCCTCTCACCTCCACCTCATGTACATTGTCTTCAATGTCTCTAAATTTTTCATCTTCGTTGAGCTCCAATAGAGGAGGTAGCTGTTTGTACTTGTACGCGTCCAGGTTACCTGTTAATCGGGGGAGGTTGTTATGTACCCATTCCTCAGATATGAGGATTTTGGCTTTACAATTTCCAGGTATTGCCAAAGCCCACGTATTTGTTCGTTTGCTGTGTGTGGCGAACCAGTATTGGTGTGCGGGGATGTTTTTCTTTTGAATCGTTTTCCTGGGTTCTCGTATGCACCCTACGAAGAACGGCCTGTCAAATGTGATCAGGTCGGTGAGTATGTATACGTTTGAGCCTTGGAATGGTATTGTTTTTGGGATGTGTTGTCCTTCTGTAAGACCGGCCATTTTACATATTAAGTTACTTTTGGGAAGAAAAAATCAATTTCTCTAATATATTCATGAAACGGTCTAAATATATATATGTATGAGAAAAATGCAGATATTTGTGAAAACATTGACTGGTAAAACAATTACCCTCGAGGTAGAGCCTAATGACACAGTCGAAAATGTCAAGGTAAAGATTCAGGATAAAGAAGGTATACCGATCGACCAACAACGATTGATATTCGCTGGAAAACAGTTGGAGGATACAAGGTCCATAAATGATTATAATATACAGAAGGAGAGTACCTTACATCTCGTTCTTCGTTTACGTGGAGGTATGAATGATTTTTATGATTAGAGGTTACTCCGAGGATTGAAAAGATGATTTATAGGGTTCTATGTGTAAAGAGAGTGAGTAAAATGGTTTTTGCTGACATCCCCGTATCTACACAGACTTTCACTGTCCGAAGCAATATTCAACACATCGAACTTCATAAGTTCTATGACGAACTACAACCGGTAACCCCTGACGCGTCCCCGGGAGAAGGAAAGAATGACCAACGCGAGGCAGCTATTATATGCGTTAAGTATCAACAGTACAAAAAAGGATGCGATCCAGAGAAAGATTTGAAGATAAAACGAAAGAGATCCACTTCAAAAGAACATGAAGCTCCGAAACGTAATTTTCTGAATTGCATCACCCTCATCATCCAGGTAGAAAAACGCATCAATATAAAAATTTTCAAGAACGGAGTCTTCCAACTCACAGGATGTAAGAACATCGACAATGTAAAAAGATGCCTCAACGTTATATTAACTGAATTATCAAAGGCTAATGATAGAGTAATAGCTGTTGCACCAGAAGGATCATTGAGGTGTTTTCAATTTGAAGAAGGATCCGATAATTTTGTGATTTACATTAAATCTGCTATGAGGAATATTGATTTTGACCTTAATTTCAAAATCAATAGAACTCTACTGACGAAGCGGCTGGCATTCATTTACGACGATAATGATAATGTCATTATTCCAGACGCGATAGGTAATAAGATGGATGTAAAGATTAAGCTTCGCGTCACTCGTGAAGAGCTCGAGCACCTACCCGTAACCAAGATAACTAACCTTACATATAAAGACTCAAAAGAAGAGGAGATCCTTTACAAAAATTGCATTCATATTATTGAGCCTGATAAAAAAAAGCTAGAAAGCAAACTAAAAGATAAATTCGTAAGTATATCAGTTTTCCAAAATGGTAAAGTGTTATTATCAGCCATGGATACAGCGATTCAGGAAAAGTATTATGAATGGTTCATCAATCTGATCAGTGAAATAGAAGAAGATATAAAACTCCCCATCCTTCCTAAGAAAACATTCCTCTCATCATTGGGAAAAAGCCGACAAAAAACCAAAATCTCTTAATGTCTCTCTATGTATAGTACAAATGGTAATGATTGTAGGGCGTTTTGGCGTCATAGATTTTATACTTTTATAGTGTGTTTAGTTGCGTCTTATAACCACCTGGTTATGAGAATAAAATTTATAACCATTTGGTTATAAATACTAAAGGATAAAATCTACTATCAAGGCATGTTGATCTGATATAGATAATGAATGACACAGGCCTGAGCCATAGAAGGTAAATGGTTTTCTGTAAAACATAAATTTAATCCATCCTCGAGAAGAAACCCATGGAGATCATCATTCTCTTCAATAGATGGTAATGTGGTCATGAAGAAGAGTCTTGCACTTTTTGTTATGAACAAAGTACCTCTAATAAATTCATCTTCTATGTCATAACCATAGTTTATTCTCGTATGAGCGTAAGCGTAGTATAACGTGCCATTTACCCCTAAGAACCTAAATGCCACGTTACATAGACTATCACCTGTAAATTCTTCTTCTTCCATAACAGCATCATATATCCTGTCTACTGTATCAATATCTAGAGGTTCCATGTATGTTGTTTCAAACGGTGTGGTGAAGATTTTGAAGCGATCCTGGTAGTCGATTATATCTTCGAAATAATCTGATAAATTACCTTGAGTCACGGAAGTAATTAATGATTTAAAAACCATGATTTGTTATTTCTTACTTGATCATACGAGTGGAAATTCAAAAAGTATGTAATAGTTCTGAAATTACTTGTGGATAGAATAGACAATGATAAGATATGAATAAACTAGATCAACACAACCACGTTGATGACAGTGGAAGTAGTGATGGTTCCATCTTCGATAACGCCAGTCCTATTGATGATAAAGACCAGGGTGTACAGGGCGCTGTATTCAAATGTATGTGGAAAAACATACCAGCAATTATGAAGATGTCAAATCATATCGATTTTGTACTTGAGCTTGAAGAAGAAGCGTGGAATCGTCTGAAGAATCTTAACTGTCTCCATTTCTGTGAAGTACTTGATAAGCTTCCTATCAAGCCAGGAGAACGAAGATACTGCCTCTTCTATAAAGAAATTATTAACAATTTCCAGAATGATTCTCTCGCCAACCTTATATATGAACAAGACCACCATCCTAACGCCATCCTTAATTGCGTGAGACAGACATTAGCAGCGATAATTATGTTTGAAAAACTAGGTATTACCCACTATGATCTACATTCCGACAACACCATGGTAACTGACACTCCATACGATGTTCATGTGTATAAATTTGGTAATGATATTGTACCAATTAGAACGTACGGTATTGCCCCTGTAATAATTGATTTTGGATTAGCCTATATACCAGCTTCGAGATACAATGCTACATGCGCATTCTCGAAGGATGGATTCACAACGTTTATGCCTGATCCGATAGTGGATAGCAGACTGCTTCTCATGACCACAATCATAGAGCTCAAGGGTCTATTGAAGAAAATAAGGATTCGTAAAGCATTCAGTTCCCATTATAGGGACACGTACGTCATAATTGAGAGGTTCATAAAAAAAGTGGAATTGATATTCTCACCACTGAAGGTGCAAGAAAATGGATGGTATAAAAAGGAAGATATTTTTCCTAACATAGTGGACGAGCTAATGGAACAGTTACCTAAATCATTACAGAAGACTAATAGAGGAATTTTCAAAAATGATAATTTTGACTGGATCATAGAACTACTACAACACGAAATATTCATCCCAATAACGTACAAGCCTGATGTACCATCATTCAACAAGGCTACATGCTTGTTAGCAATAGAATGGAAGACAGTAGAACAAATCATTCGTAACACCCGTGAAGAGCAGCTCTTCTTCAAAGATCTCGTGTCTATCCCTCGAGGCGCTAATACAAACACTTACACAATTATGAGATGTAGATATCCAAAAATTAAGAACATCAAAAGACTAAAAAATGCGGTGGAAAATATGGGAGACGCCTTCAGTAATTTCCTATTCGAGAAGGAACGTCAAATTGGAAACATCAAAGAAAGCATGTATAATAAACTACCATTCAGGTCTACCAAAGACATTCTACGCGCTCTACCAAGTATACCAAACAAATACAATGGAGGAATGACAATGATAATAATGGATCCTACATCTCCTGACCATAAAGAAGTAGTAATCGATGAGGAAATGGCAAATCTCCTTAATGAGAACGAACAAGACGTTTTACGAAAATATATTATATAAAGAAAACAATGAAGAAACATATCGCGTTCATTATCAAGTTTCTAAAGAATTATGAAAATCAATGTCCTGGTATTGTCGACGACTGGTGCTCTAATGAAACACAGGAACAGTTTCGCAAGCTTAGGTATGTTAATGAGACAAATGAAAAAAGACGATGCACGTGTTATATACTCTTCTGTCTTAAAAGACGTCCAGAATTGAAGAAGGAATTTCCTTACTATCCCAATACCAAGATCACGTCTATGCTAGCAAACGAATGGCGTGAACACAGGGATAACAATGATGAGGTGTACATACAGTTCAAAACAGCAGATAATAAACAGGTATTCTTCAAGAAACATAAAATGGAAATTTGTGAAAAATACCCACACCTCACTGATAAAGATGTAGACACGACTCTTGAGAAGATGTATGATAAATACAGTGAAAAGATGACTGAAAACCAGACATAAAGGGTTAACGCTTACAAATTTATCCAAAATGGTGAAAAAAAGTCTTTTAGATAGATTGAGAGATGGTGTCGTCGTTGGCGACGGAGGATTTGCATTCACACTTGAGAAACGTGGATATGTAAAAGCTGGACCATGGACACCTGAATGCGTCGTTGAACACCCAGATGCAGTCCTCCAGTTACATAAAGAGTTCATACGTGCAGGGGCTGACGTTGCACAGGCATTCTCTTTCTACGCAAGTGAAGATAAACTATTCAACAGGGGTAACCAAGCAGGCACTATTCACTCCGTCGACGTAATTAATAAAGGGGCTGCGGATATCGCAATTAAGGCGGTATCTGAGATAGAGGGTGAGTTAGCCCCGTTAACAGCTGGAGGTATCAGCCAATGCCCTTCATATCTTAATGGTGATGGTAAGAAGAAGGTTAAGGATGAATTCAAAAAACAACTCCGTCATTTCAAAGATTTAGATTTCCTTATTTGTGAGTACTTTGAACATATAGAGGAAATGGAATGGGCTATTCAAGCGTGTAGGGAAATAGTTGAAGAAGAGATGAAGGAAGGTCTTCCTAAAAAGGCCATCTGCGCTTCTATGTGTATAGGCCACGAGGGAGATATGCACGGTGTATCAGCTGGAGATTGCGCTGTTCGTATGGCGAGAGCTGGAGCAAACGTTGTCGGAGTCAATTGTCATTTCGATCCCATAACATCAATAGAAATAATACAAATCATGAAGGACGCTCTCGATGAAGAAAATCTTCTCAATAAGGGAGCACCAAAAGTAGGGAAGGGGAAGATACAACCACCCTCGCATATGAATAAAAAGGTCTACTTAATGTGCCAACCGATAGGATTCATGACACCAGATGCTGGTAAACAGGGATTTATAGATCTACCTGAATTCCCTTTCGCACTTGAACCACGCACGTGTACGCGTTGGGACGCTCATAAGTACGCAAGAGATGCCTACAAAATGGGTATACGGTACATCGGAGGATGCTGCGGTTTTGAGCCATATCACATCAAAGCATTATCTGATGAGCTGGAAAAGGAACGAGGGAAAGATGAATCGAATGATAATTGGATTGCAGATCTGAGAATGCATACCAAGCCATGGGTCAGAGCTAGAGCTATTAAGAATTATTGGGATGGTATTGAGCCTGCATCGGGCCGTCCTTACTCATCAGCATTAAGTGAACCAGATGATTGGAATGTAACACAAGGACATAAACTGCTATCACAACATACACAAGCTACAACAGAAGAAGAAATGGAAACGATATTTAAATTCGTAGAAGAACTATAAGGGTTTAACATTAAAGACGTAGAAAATGAGAGATGAACTCGATACAACCATTCAGTGCACGTTTCAAGGATCTTATGAATCTATACGATAATGAGCACGCCTTGACACATACCGCCAGGATCAACATGTACGAAGATCTTCTCGTTGCCGTTACCAGCGATGAAACACTAAATACACTTATGATGAAAGACGTACTCCAATCACTACGGTTGTATTGTGAAGAACTAACATCTTCTAATAACTACCATATCATTTATATGTTTGAAGATGTGTTCAGTAAATGGATGCACATTCCATCAAAAACAGTCTATCATAACCCTCAAAATGTACATATGTTCATGACGCCTGCTTCTCAGGCCGCGAAGGAAATCATAACCAAGTACCCGCGTCTGTATACACATAGACCTTTCGATCATCCTTTTTTCAACGTCATCGAAACGGAAGAACCAGTGAACGGTATTCACATACCTAGCCTTTTCGCGTCTGTATGGTTCTATATCACATCACATAAGGAAAGTGAAACATTGACGAAACGGCTCGTAGAGGAGATGAACGAAAGTGAGGATATGTGTCTCTCTGGACACATGGTACGGTTAATAAATAGTGTGAAAGGATTCGACGATACTTTCGATTTCAATCTTGAACAATACGAATACAATAAGGCGTACATCTTCAACCAACTCAATAAATTACTTAACGTAACTATATTAGACGATATTTTAGATAGAATAGAAAACACGGTCAATAGTATCGATATGAATGGAATAAGTATAGATGACATGCTCAAAATTTTAAGAGACTACTCTAAAAGAGAATGGGTTTATAATGAAAATTATCAATATGTAAGGTAATCAATTTTCCATTACTCCTAGGAGTAATAGATCTATTCACATAAAACAATCACCTATACTGAAGCTTACTCAATAACTCAGGATTGTAATCGCCTACCTCCTGCTTAATCCAACCCCACGCTACCGTACGATTCACTCTCAATCCAACTTTATCAAATATATCATTCCTCCTTATGACACCCACAGGATATAGAAGATCCTCTAAATACTCACGCACTTTACACCTAAACGCCTCCTCACTAGGATCAG